TGATACTGCCAGAAATGGTTGTGGTAATTGCGGTGGTCCAGGAATTTTTGTGATGTTTGGTGTAACTCCATCAGCAGGCGCATCTAACCTAACCGCAGATGGTGGAGAAATACAATTACCGCATATATTTCCCAATATGAATGGTTGGTATGAACCAGATGGATGGCATTAATTGGAAAAACTATTTTGTATAAATAAGAGTATAATAAGGAGATATTGATATGGAAGATGACGATTTTGAAGTAGATCATGATGCATCTAATGAGGATGATATAAGTGATGAAGATAATGGTAATGAAGAATCTGAGGAAATAGAACCTATGATAAATTTTATTAATTCTGTATATAACGATGACTTGAGAGATGCTACAAACATTTTTCATAACGCTCTAGGGTCTAAAGTTAGAGATGCTTTAGAATCTGAAAGAATTAACGTAGGAAGTAATATGTTTTCTTCCGAAGAAGATAAAGAATAATTTTATTATAAATATTAATATAAACTAAATCAAGAGAAATTCGAAATGAAAACTTTTAAAGAACTAACTGAAGACGTACTGGCAGAGAAAAATTTAGTAATTGGCGGTCAAAAAATCGTTATTACTAAGGTCGGTAAAGATTTTAAAGCGACTATAGATGGAGAGCATTTAGACAATTATGGGTCTGAAAAGGAAGCTATTTCTATGGCAAAAGAATTCATTACACAGTTTAAAAAAGGATAAGATATGAAGTTAATTGCAGAATATTGCGATCATGACCTATCTTTGGTCAAAGAATCGAAGGCGAATGGCGAAAAATCTTATCAAATAGAAGGTGTATTTGCACAAGCAAATAAGCCAAATCGCAACGGCAGAAATTATGCTATGGAAGTAATGAAGCCTGCTGTTGACAAATACTTTAAAGAACAAGTTAGCACTGGTCGTGCTGTAGGTGAGTTAAATCATCCTGAAGGACCGACTGTTAATTTGGACAAGGTATCCCATCGTATTACGGATCTCAGATTTGAGGGAAATAATGTGATGGGTAAAGCACTTGTATTAGATACTCCTATGGGTAAAATTGTAAAAGGTTTGCTAGATGGTGGTGTTCAACTAGGTGTTTCGACTCGTGGTATGGGAAGTCTAGAGAAACGTAATGGAGTGATGGAGGTTAAGAACGATTATCATCTTAACACCGTTGACATTGTACAAGACCCAAGTGCACCTGATGCTTTTGTAAATGGAATTATGGAAGGTGTAGAGTGGGTATGGAATAATGGTTTGATACAACCTCAAGACATTGAAAAAATAGAGACTGAAATTAAAAGAACTCCTTCAAGGGCTTTAGCGGAAGCAAAAGTTCGTGAGTTTGAAAATTTCCTCTCGTTACTTAAATAAGAAAAGGAGTCAAGTATGACTGATAATAACCAGGAACTTGAGATCCATGATGACGAAGGAATTGTGGAAACTCATGAAGATCAGCTAGACGAAAGAAGTGAACCAATGGGCGATAAGCCTGGAACTATGGTTACACCTCCAACTGAAGCTGATTCGGTCGCATCTGTAAAAGCTGCTGCCAATAAAACGAAGAAGGCGAAGGTGCCAAAAGCATCTGCGTCGGGCGCAAAAGCCAAAATTAAGGAAGCCATTGATAAAATGGAAGTGACTCAGCTTCAATCGTTATACACAAGTGTAATGGAAGAAGAGGTCGATATGGAAGAGGAAGCTATTGTGGAAGATTCCACAAAAGATGAATTGGAAGTAATGATTGCTGAGGACGAGTCTCTAAGTGAAGATTTTAAAGCAAAAGCAAGTGTACTTTTTGAAGCTGCAATTAACAATCGTGTTGCAAATAAAGTTTCAGAATTAGACGAAGAATTTGCTGCTAAAATTCAAAGTCTTGAGGAGCAATTTGCTGCTGAGACAGAAGAATCAATCCAAGAAGCCAAAACTGATTTGGTAGACAAGATGGATTCTTATCTTAACTATGTAGTCGAAAATTGGATGGAAGAGAATAAACTTGCCGTTGAGCAAGGCATTCGTACTGAAATTGCTGAAGGTTTCATGAGTAAGTTGCAAAGCTTGTTTGTAGAGTCTTATATCGAAGTACCAGAATCCAAAGTTGATCTAGTTGACCAACTTGCTGAAGAAGTCCATGAACTTGAAGGACTTTTGAATGCAGAAACTGCCAATAATGTTGAAATGAATGAGAAAATCAATAGCCTGAAGCGTTCCATGATTATTCGTGAAGCGTCAAAGGATCTTGCTGAAACTCAGGCTGTAAAATTAGACAGATTGGCAGAAGGCGTTGATTTTGAAAATGAAGATACATTCGCGTTCAAAGTCGAAACCATCAAAGAATCGTATTTTTCAGCAAAGAGTGACGCGGAAGCGCCAGTAGCAATTGTTGAAGAAACGCTTACCGAAGAAACTGAAGAAGATACCGATCAAGTCGTTTCTTCTAGTATGGCGCAATATATTGCTGCCCTAAAAGCTAACTAAGGAGTATTAAAGTTATGCAATACAATCAACTCGTAGAAAAGTGGGCCCCAGTTCTGAATGAATCTTCAGCTGGCGAAATCCACGATAAGCACCGCAAAGCAGTAACTGCTGTTGTGCTTGAAAACCAAGAAAATGCTCTGCGCGAACAGCGTCAGCAAATGATGGGTTTCGGTGAATTGAACGAAGCCGCACCGACCAACTCAACTGGTGCAAACGTACAAAATTGGGATCCAATTCTGATTTCGCTCGTTCGGCGTTCCATGCCTAACATGATGGCATATGACGTTTGTGGTGTTCAGCCAATGACTGGTCCAACTGGACTGATCTTTGCAATGAAGTCCACATATCGTACAGCAGCTAGAGGTCAAACTGATGGCGGAGAAGCCCTGTTCGGCGAAGCTGGCACAGCGTTCTCAGGCGATTCTGTTACTGATCACCCCGGTCATAATGCTGACGGATCTGGTTTTGCTGGCGTTACTAATGCTGGTGCAGCTGGACTAGACGATGATCGTCGTGATCCTCTGAGTGGTGTTGGTATGTCTCTTGCAGCTGGCGAAGCTCTTGGCACCGCTGGTAGCCCTGCGTTTGGCGAAATGGGTTTCACCATTGATAAAGCACAAGTAGTAGCAAAGACACGCGCATTGAAAGCGGAATATTCGCTTGAACTCGCACAGGATCTGAAAGCAATTCACGGACTGGACGCCGAAAGCGAACTGGCCAATATTCTTTCAACTGAGATTCTTGCAGAAATCAACCGTGAAGTTATCCGTTCGATCAACAGTCAAGCTAAAACTGGTGCTTCGCAAGGAAACACTGCATTGAATGGTGCTTTCAACCTGAATACAGATGCTGATGGTCGTTGGAGCGTAGAGAAGTTTAAAGGTCTCATGGTTCAAATCGAGCGTGAAGCAAATACAATTGCAAAAGAAACTCGTAGAGGTCGTGGTAACTTTATCATTACATCTTCGGACGTTGCTTCTGCATTGTCTGCAACAGGTATGCTGGATTATGCTCCCGCATTGAAAGATAGCCTGAATGTTGACGATACTGGCAATACATTTGCTGGTGTTCTTAACGGTCGTACAAAAGTATATATCGACCCATATGCAACTGTAGACTATATCACAGTAGGCTATAAAGGTTCTAACGCATATGACGCTGGTATCTTCTATTGCCCATACGTACCTCTGACCATGGTTCGCGCCGTTGCAGAGAATTCGTTCCAGCCAAAGATCGGCTTCAAAACCCGTTATGGTATGGTATCAAACCCATTTGTTGGCGCTTCTGCTGCTGATGGTCTTGCTACTGCTAGAACTAACCAGTATTACAGAATCTTCCGTGTTGACGATCTGCTAGTATCCTAAAATAAAAAAAGAGCGAGGCATAGACCTCGCTCTTTACTACATCTTAAAGACAATGTTTCGGCATTGTCTTTTTTTTAATCTAAATTACAGTTCCATTGTTCATTTAAATAGAACGCTTCTAATGTATTATCTTTACCAAACGGTGAGATAATTTTACATACTGGAGGATTACTGTCACTGCCAAGCTCATTCTCACACATCATCATAGAACCTTCTACAATTTGACAATCGTGGTGTGATGGCTTAACCATTGATCCTGTAAATCTAACTGTTACGACTTGCATTATAAAACTCCTCTTTTCATTTTCCAGTTTTGGATTGTTTTGTTGTACCAATCTTCATTTTTATTACGAAGAATATCAAGAGGTGCGTGGCTTACTTCTAAACCTTCAGCATTTCTTGCTTCTACATATTCCTCAATAGCAAAAGACTTTACCAGTTCTGCAACGAATTTTGCTTTTGTGAATGGACCACCATATTTAAAACGGGCTATAAAAAGGTCTTTGCCTTTGCCTACAAGTGATGGGTGAACATTTACGCCATTTTTTGAAACTGATGGCCAAACTGGACGATCTGTATAGTCTCCAGTGTAGTGAAGGTATCCACCGTGATAGTTAAAATCTGCTTTGTTGAACTTAGTCATTGTCGAACCCTTTCGAGTGATTCTGTTTCTACAACTAAACTAGCATAAAAACGAGATACTGTCAAGTATAAATAGAGATATAAGGAGAAAATAATGGCAGATTTAACACAAACATCTAATTTTTTACAACCTACAAACTTTAAGGTTGTTATAGAGCATTCTAAATTTGGTAATTTGGAGTTTTTTGCTCAGAGACTAATACATCCTGGTGTAACGGTACAATCTCCTGATGTTCCCTTTAGAAGAATTTCTGCCATACCTTTACCGGGAGATACTCTAAATTTTGAAGATTTATCTATGGATGTATTGGTAGATGAGAATATGAATACTTATATAGAAGTATTTAGACTCATTGAATCTATGGTACAAACTAAATATAAATCTCCTTCAAATTTTTCTGGAAGTGGCGCCAACAGTCAAACCTTGGATATAACTCTTACGATCACAAGTAGTTCCAATAATGTAGTCAAAACTATTAGATATATAGATTGTGTAGCTACAAGTATAGGTACTATACTCCTTGAAGCTACATCTGAGACCTCGCCCGTCATCACGTTTCCTGTGACGTTTAAAATTGGATATTATGAAATTAAATAATTATATTATGGAGAAATGATTGTTAACCCTTGAAAGCACTTTAGAGCAATGGCAAACAGACTGTAAAATTGACGAAAATAACTTAGTAAGGTCTACGGTAGAAATTGCAAAGTTACATGCAAAATATCTACAAGTCTTGTCTATAAACAAACTTCAATTAAAAAAGGCCCAAATGAAACAGCAGACACTTCTTTTAGAGAAGTGGAAGTATTATAATGGCAAACTATCACAAGATGAGATTGAGGCACATGGATGGGAATACGATCCTTTCAATGGCATCAAGGTTATAAAAGGTGATATGAATCGCTATTATGATGCAGATACCGATATACAAAAAACAGAAGAAAAAATTGCATATTATAAAACTTTTGTGGAAACACTAAGTGAGATAGTTGAAAATCTCAAATGGAAACATCAGTCTATAGGTAATATTATTAAGTGGAAACAATTTGAGGCTGGTGGATAATGATTGAGAAAATTTCTGTAGGTAAAAAGAACGAGAGCCAGTTGTTGGTTGATGCTGATAGCGGCATCTTAATGGAATTGAATGAATATTTCTCATTTTTTGTTGACGGCTATAAGTATATGCCACTATATAGAAACAAAGTTTGGGACGGAAAGATAAGAATATTCAATGCTTTAGTTCAAGAATTGCCTGCAGGTCTTTTACATCAACTCAAAGGATTTGCGAGTAAACGCGGTTATGAGTTAGAATATGAAGATAGTGAGTATGGATCACCAGAGCAATATAATGCAGTTGATCCAGAAGAAATAATGAAGTTTATCACTGGACTTGACTTGAGAGGTAATGGAAATTCTATTACGGTAAGAGATTATCAATTCGATGCTATCTGTACAGCAATTACAAATAAAAGATCAATTCTATTATCTCCGACTGGTAGTGGCAAATCTTTAATAATTTATGTACTATTACGTTGGTTACTTGAACGATGTGACGATAAAAAGATTCTTATAATTGTGCCTACAACTTCATTAGTTGAACAGATGTATGCCGATTTTGATGATTATTCCTCACACAATTCTTGGAATGCGGCCCAAGAGTGTCACAAAATATTTTCAGGTAAAGCGAAAGATATGGATGAAAATGTTGTTATTTCAACTTGGCAGTCAGTATATAAATTACCGCCTGCTTGGTTTCAACAGTTCTATGGTGTTTTTGGAGATGAATGTCACGGATTCAAATCAAAATCATTAACATCTATTATGAACAAATGTGTTAATACTGCGTATCGTTACGGCACAACTGGCACACTGGATGGTACTCAGACACATAAACTTGTATTAGAAGGTCTCTTTGGTAAAGTCAGAAAAGTTACTACCACTAAAAAATTACAAGATGATGATACTCTTGCTGCCCTTAATATTTTTATGCTAACTCTAGATTATAATGAGGATGATAAAAAAGAAAATGTAGGTAAAACATATCAGCAAGAAATCAACTGGATTATATCAAATGGGCGCAGAAATAATTTTATAAGAAACCTTGCGATTGATATGAAAGGTAATACTCTGGTTCTATTTCAATTTGTTGACAAACACGGCAAAGTGTTGTATGATTTAATTTCAGATAAAGCGAATGATAATAGAAAGGTATTTTATGTTTCTGGTCAGACAGATGCCACAGACAGAGAAACGATAAGAAAAATTGTAGAAACTCAGAAAGACTCTATCATTGTTGCTAGTCTAGGCACCTTTAGTACGGGTATAAATATAAAGAATCTACACAATATAGTATTTGCATCTCCTAGCAAATCTCAAATTAGAGTACTGCAAAGTATTGGTAGAAGCTTAAGGAAGAGTGATGACGGCCGTATAAGTAAGCTATACGACTTAGTTGATGACTTACAACATAAAGCACGAAAAAACTATACTCTACTACATGGCGAAGAGAGACTTAAAATTTATAAAAAAGAGCAATTCGATTATAAAGACTATAGGATAAAAATATGAATATTCAAAAAAATAATATCTTACAATTAAAATTATCTAATGGCGAAGAAATCTTGTGTGAAATTATAGAAGTTCCTGAAGAAGTAGATGAAGAAGTAGATGAGGAATATGAGGTTGTTGTTAGAAATTGTCTCAGCATATCTAAGGTTCAAGTTTCTAATAATAAGATATTCTGTATGTTGAAACCATGGCTATCGTTCCAAGACATGGACGATAACAATTTAGCTTCTTTAAATCCTCAGCATATTATTGTAAGATGTATTCCAAATGATGACATAATGACTCAATATTTAAGTGCTATAAATCATTGCGAAGATGAAACTAGTAATGGTAC